CAATACGCTCAGTTGCCATAGGAGAATTCTTTTTGTGCTGCTTCTTCGAGTTGTTCCATTACTTCGGGGGTGAAGTATTTTTCGGGATCAGCCAGAATAGCAGAAGGATAAACAGAGGATTCGTTAACAACGATACGATTGCCGCTGCGCTTGAATACTCCGTACTCTTCACCCAGTTCCAGTAAGCCGTAATACTTGTCAAGTCCCCGCTCGTCAAAAAATAGGCGTGTTGCAACTTTACTACCCTCTCTAGTTAGACGAGACTTCTTTGCCTCGCATTTGATAATGTTGCCAACGACTTCCTTTTTACTATCACGTTCCTTAGACTTGCTAAGATAGATGATAGTAGAAGCAGCATACTTTAGACCTGTGCCGCCACCCATCTCCTTTGTGGGGACATAGGATCCGATCACATCATATGTATGGTTGGTGACAACCATAGGAACATTCGCTTGACCCAGTTTCAATGTTAGCACACGGAAGGCACCCTTGATCAACTGAGATTTGGTCATGTCCCGAACCTGCTTGTCGTTGGCAATGTCCTCCATCTCCTTAGAAGTGGAGAGCATACCCAAAGAGTCTAGCACAAAGAGCATGGGCACACGCTCATCTTTAGGTTCTTTCATGTATTTGTCCAGGATTCTACATGCCTGAGTCCTGAACTCCTCAATAGTAGCAACGGGCATCATGATCATTCGCTTAGAGTCAATGCCACGCTCCTCAATCATCTCACGAGAGATTGCAGACTCGGACTCAAAATAAATGACTCCACCAGTAGGATTATCTCTAAGGAAATTACGAACGACAGAAAGAGCAAAGAAAGTCTTTCCCGTGCTCGATTCTCCTGCCAAGGCAGTAACTTTATTGGAAGGCAACCCTCCAAACAACGAACCACTAACAAGGGCATTGAAAATATAAGAGCCAGTGTCAACGTAAGATGTAATGTCGCCAGCAGCAACCCCCTCACTAACAACACTAGCAAACTCATTGCCTGACTCTTTGATTACAGTATCTAGGAATCCCATTGATCTACTTTCTCCTCATAAAAATGTACATATTGATAAGACTGACTCATGAGCTTTGCGAACGCACGAGCAGTGTTGAAGTCTTCGAAGCACTTGATGTCTTCTTGACCTACTTGACCAACAACATGGTTAGTCCAAGTCACTACAAAGATTTTCTTGCTCACTCAAAGAAACTCCCAATCGTAATGGTCTTTTCGTGTTGCCACCCAATACATTGTAGCACGTTTTTGAGCGGTTCAAGGAATGACTTTTCAAATTGTGTTTGGTAGTCCACATACTTTTCGATACCAAACTCTTTTGGCAACTCACTAAAGAAACTAATAGTGTTCTCATGAAGTGGATTTGGTGTCTTGAGGTACATAAACTTAATCTTTTCGCCCTCTTGGATAAGTTGATGCTTATTCTCTACCTTGTGCTTTTTGACGTAGTGGTTATAGAGCAATGCTCCCCGCACATGGATGGGAGTTCCTTTTTGGTAGATCTCAGTTGGGTGACGATACTTAGCAAGGTTGTTAACTCCTCTGGGGAATGCCACTTCTTCATAAGGGCGCAGTCTTGTTTCTGCTCGCACGTCATTGATAAAATCGATAAGCTCATCATTTGTTTTGCCGATAATAATTCTAAACGCTGCATACAACTTGTCCCTAAAATACGCTGGAGTAGAAGAACGGGCAGTCTCTAGACCCATGATCTTCATTTTTGGTTCCTTATATCTAACACCTTCACTGTCCCATACGTTAAGAATGTAACGCTTCTTCGCAGTCCAGATGCCACGATCAGCGATGTTCTCACGCTTCATGCTCATTTTTTGTTCATATGCCGAAACGTAATTCGCAAGTTCCTGATAACTGGATTCGATGAATGGTTCCAACTTTTCTTGACAGATCTTGTCAAGTATCCCCACAATTGCTGCTTTGTCGCCAGACTTAGCACTAAAAAATTTAGTAACAAGAGGTCCAAGATTAAGATAGATTGAGTCGGTATCGCTAGCGATGACATAATCTACGCCCTCGGTTTGCAAAAGAGTATTTAGATAACCATTCATCTTGTTCTCAATCCATCGGATCGAGAGCTGACCAGACAAAGTGATCGCTTCAGCATTAGCAAGACGATAGTATCGGAAGTGTTCATTACCGATAGCACCATAGGCAGAGTTAAGAGAGATCTTACGTGCCATCTGAATGTTATTGCAGCGGGCAATCTCTTTCATGAGTTCGACTGTAGGTGTCTTCTCATATTCTTTCTTGGCAGCAAGCATCTTCTTCTTGAAGATCACACGACCATCATACATCTTCTTCATCATCTGAGGAAGAAACCCATGAACGTCCTTGCGATACTGAGCACCATTAGGGCACACAGCATACTCACCATCAACACCGATCTCTTTATTCAGGAACCTCTCAACGCTTGCGCTGGGATGCCTAGCATCTTGGAGGGTCTCTGGAGAGATGTTGTACTGCATAATGAGATGAGGATAGAGACTATTAAGGTCAAAAGACACAACCCAATCATAGAATCCAGGTATCGGTTCCTTGACATAAGCACCCGCATATTTCTCAGTTTTAATTGCTTCCTTCTTGGGAGGAATAGCAATCTTCCTCCTCAAAAGCTCGCAGTAAATATAATTATCCCACATGCGAACTTGACTAAACACATCTTCATAATTCACCTTGGCGTCATATGCCATGGTAAAAGCAAGTTCAATCAACTTCATCTTGTCATCTAGTTTGTCAACCAGGCGAACGTCATGGATGTTGTATTCAATGAACTTCTGCCAGTCGTTCTCATAGAACTCCTTGAATGTTTCAAACTCAGAGTGATCAAGTTTCTTCTCACCAAGTTCTACATTGCAGATGTGATCAAGTCGGTATGACTCTTGGTTTGTATAAGTAAACTTACGGTACAATTCGAGATAGTCTAAGGTAGAGATACCAAGCATATCAATAGAGAAGTTCTTGCGACCTTTAATAAAGATCTCTCGCCTAGAAACAAGTTTCCAAGGTGACAGCAGTTTCACAAACTTCTCTCCCAACACACGATCAACGCGGTTGTGGATGTATGGCATATCGAACAGCTGGCAGTTCCAACCTGTGACCACATCGGGATAGTTGTTCTGCCAGTAATCAATAAACGCACCCAACATGCTCTCCTCAGAACGGAAATGCATGTAGTCCACCATGCTGTCCTGGTTGTTGAAAGGACGGGCACCAAAGACCGTTATACGCCCCGTAAAGGAGTCTTTGATCGAGATGGCAAGAATCTCCTGGTCTGCTGTCTCGATGTCAGGAAACCCGTTCTCAGCAGCAGTCTCGATGTCAATAGTGAACACACGGATCTTGCTGCTGTCAAACTTGACTTCCTCCTCAGGGTGCTCCTCGGCAATATACTGATACAGGAAGCGGGAGTTGCCATAGATCTCAAAGTCATCCACTTCCTTATACTGCTTCACGAAGTCTCGTGCCTCAGTAATAGAACCAAACTTATGAGGTTCTACACAATTACCCTCAAGTGTGCGCCACTCAGAATAATTCTTTGTAGGCAAATACAGCGTCGGGTTGAAAGGAACCCTGACGCTGTAGCGATTGCCATTCTCATAACCACGGACCAGCAAACGATTGCCAGCTTGTTCAACGTTTGTGTAAAACTTCATTCAAGACATTCAAGATAACGAGCAAGCAAAGATTTGCTTGGATTAGTCACAACAGTCAGGTCCGAAGACCTGACATTGAATTCACGCTCAGCAGCGTAAGGTGCCCATGGACTGATCTGACCTTCACAGTCTAGCACGTATGGTTCGATCATCCACACGTCAGGGTCACCTGGCAAAGTGTCCCCCTCAGCTGGTTCTACCTGAGCGATGATCCACTCATTCGCCAGCTTCACTAGGTTCGCTGTTATCTCCATTAGTTACCTCAATAAAAATTTGATCACGAGAAATTCCCGATTCTTCTAACTGCCTCGCATACTGCTCAACGATATTTTCTTCGGGAATAGAAACTGCAATAATATGATTTCCAGAAAGCATAAATTCTCTTTCTGGACTAAACATACACCAACGGTTATACTTTACAGGATAGTTTCCATTTTCATCAGCATCACCAAGAGTTAAAGTAAATGGTTCAGCCATTTTATATCCTAAAACTCTTTCTGGTTCTTTCTCATCTCTAATATCAGTGAATAGACAAAGGACTCTCTCAGATGTTGTTAGAGTTACAACTCTAATAGGGTGATTAACTTTCATTTTGATTCTCTAGTTCTTGTTTTTGGCGAATTTTATTTTTGTAAGATTTTTCTAAGTTCTCTTCTGGATTACTGACTGTCATTACACAGTCGTATGGAAGTTTAAATTGGGAATCTTTAGAGTAAGGATTCCATTTACTAAACCTCACTTGATATTCCATACCATATTCTTCAGTTAGATACTGTTTAGTACCCCCCTCCAAATTAAGTATGTAAGGTTCATCCATCAAAAGACAAATTCCTTTTTTAGTTTTGTCATCACTGTCAAAAATTTCTTTTAGCTCAGTAATAATTCTTTCTCCTGTCTTAAGAGTAATTACTTGTACTGCCATAGTGATATTGTTTTACAGTTTAGTTTACCATCAAAAAAGGGTGCCGTCAAGCACCCTTCAATTATATTTAGAACAATTTTTTACGCTTCTGTTTCTCTGGTAAATGCTTAACCAATGTAATTGTCAATAGTCCATCTACAAATTTTACATCTTCAACTTCCACATCATCTGCCATCTGCCAGTTACGTGAGAATGTCCTGTAAGAAATTCCCTTGTGAGAATATTTCCTTTCTTTATCTGGTGGCGCTTTACGAGCAGAAACCGTTAGAACATTTCGTTCAGTTTCGACTTCAATATCTTCGCTTGCAAATCCAGCCAAAGCGACTTCAAGTAAGGTTCTGCCATCACTTCCATCGACCACATTGTAAGGTGGGTAATTTGATCCACCGCCTGCAAGAGCTTCAAGTCTGCTGAATGTTTCATCGAATCCAATTGAGTAAGGGGTATAATGTTCCCAAGTTATGTTAGTCATTGTCCTTAAATAAGCGACGTTTGCATGTGACCCGTTAGGCATCACACTAATAGTTATAACCGTACCTACAAAAATAGGGGGTCGTGAGAACCCCCATGGTTATTACGGTTTACTCAACCGTAGTTTTTTTACGACCAATATTATACTTAGATTCCAGTGTCCAATCATTCTTTTCTTTGAATGAGAGAACTTTAATTTGATTGAGGGGTGCTAGATCAGAAATTTTTTCTGCATCTACTACGCTAATCAGTCCCCAATCACTGAGTAATTGAATGATACGATTGCGACGTTGTACATCATTCAAAGACAAGTTAGTATTCTTACCGTCAAGAGCAAACAACTCTTTGAAGTGAACGATATAATACTTACCTTGTTTATGTAAGATATGACAAGACTGATAGATTTTCTTTTCTTTACGAGAAGCGACGCCAATTCGAGTGAGTGTTTCTCTCACTTTTAGGAAGTCATCAGGTTCACCAAGGACTACTTCCACCATATCAGTTTGCTTCCACTGGATTTCAGTTTCAACACTCATCTTTTTCCACCTTTATTCAATACCTTTGTAATATGATCTAGCTGATCCTTGGTGAGAATCCTGAGTGCTTGGAGTGCTTTATCGTCATTATAACCATAATACTCTTTGACTACTTCAAGATAATCAATAGAATCTTTACGTGCCCAAGGAGAAAATCTTTTCCTTGGTTTCACACTATTTAGCAAAAAGTCATATTGAAGTTTCTTTGGGAGATGAGGATTTTTGTTCATCTCATTGACATAAAGGATAGTGTCAGTGAAAGAACTGAGGCACCTGTTAACAATGTAAGGAGGATAAGCTCGCTCAGCATCAGTATCATCATCGAGAATACTTTTCTTAGATTGGTTGATCGAGTACAGGTAGTCTTTTAGTTGGTACGTCATTCCAGTGTCTAATCACTCCACTAATAATAAAAAGGTTGGTAGCCAAGTAAGAAATAAAAATAAGGGTGCGTATGCCAGCAATAAAATCTGCTTCTCTGTCGTTTCGTCCATGCTTCTCCCCTAATGCCTTTGCCCAGATTCTCCACATTAGAACTTCGCAGTAACACCAACAACAGTAGCACCAGGGTTGCGAGCAAGAGCAACCTTGCGGGCATCTTGATAGTCAACAGCGATCACCTCTTCCTTGAAGACGGTGCCTGCTTTGTAGAGGGTGACTTCACACTTCATAATTAAAAAGGACGAGTTCCTTGCGAGACGCTTGATCTGTATTATAGCACCCGACTGAGCGCATCGTGTAGGTATGTGCAAATTCGGCAGCTGTCCACCCTTCTTTAAAGCGGTCTCGGATCAGTTGTGACGAATTGTAAGATATAAGTTGAGGACCAACGAAGCGATCACACTTGGTAGCAAAAAAGTCATGGTTGAAACCTTTATGCATATTGCCACGCTTACCATAAAGATTGCTGCCAATCTCATACGGTGGATCTAGATAAGTAAAAACATCTTTCCAATCAGTCAACAATTGTTCGTATGACTTGTTTGTGATAGTCCAGTTAGCAATCAGTTTTTGATACTCTGGCAGTTTGTCGATCCCTGCCATTGAGAAGTTGCTGTCGCTTGCTTGTCTTGAAAATGAACTGGATTCAGAAAGACCTGAGAAAGAACACTTGTTAACCACATAAAAGGAAACAGCACGGTGGAAATTTTCAGTGTCTTCCACAGGTCTTGCAAGATATGCTTTGGCGTCAAGGAATAGAGTTCGAGCTGATCCTTGATCGGCATGTCGTTGTTTGAGTTGGACGAGTTCATCCCTGAGTTTTTGTCCATGTTCCTGTAGTTCTCGCCAGAAATTATAAAGAGGTTCGTAGAGATCGTTGACTACGATATTCAAATGAGGATAACGCTTAGACACTTCAAGTGCTACGCTACCACCACCCAAGAAAGGTTCACGATACTCACGATATTCTTTCAGATCAGGAATGTATTGGAAGAGTTTGCTGAGTGCTCTACTCTTGCCCCCAGGATAGCGCAATGGTGTTTTCAGGGATTTCAAAGTCTGCGGCATGATATTTAAGGTATTCCCAAAAGGTCATTTTCATTTCTTTCTGCGTCATGCCACAGTGAGCGGCAGCAGCAGGTAAGTTCATTGTAGCATGAAACAATGCTTCATGTGCTTCTTTTACATTTTCTGGTGTGGTTTTATTCACTTGAATTCGCAACTCATCATAATTTCTGTTAGACATGCTAGTAAGTTAACCTCCTGATCTGGAACAATAGTAATGTCCTTCATATACTTAGCGATGATAAGCACCGCTTCAGGAATAGAAGCAGGTTTCAGAACACCATAAAGACTATCGTAGATCTTACGCATTACCATGCTGGGGTCATTATCCAGATGCTGAACTACCCAGTTCTTGACTGTAGTAAACTCTTTCTTCTTCAGCGACGTAAGCAAAGTATCAAGGTTAACATCAGCAACGTCAACAAGGATAGCAGACGTAATAGCACCAGTAGCGGCATAGCGTTGGCACTCGTTAATAAGACGCCGCCAGTCAGGATAGTAACGCTTAACAAGCTTAGCAAGGACCTTATCTTCATACTCTACACATTCATGAGTAAGGATAGATTTGAGACGGGTGAAGAACTCACCCTGCAACTGAGTTGCTTGCTCAGGTTTAATACGAAAATCAACAACCGTGCATCGGGAATGCAGCGGTTCAATGATCTTGTTAATGAAGTTACAGGTGAAGATGAAGCGGCAGTTGCTGTGGAACTCTTCTACAGCGGTCCTGAGGGACAGCTGGACATCGTTGGTGGTGTTGTCTGCCTCATCAATGATAACGACCTTGTGGGACGCCCCAGAAGTCAGGGAGACGGTGCTAGCGAACTGACGGATGCGATTACGCACCGTGTCTAGGAAACGCCCCTCGTCGGACCCGTTGATGACGATGTAGGACGCACCGATCTCCTCACACATTGCCTTGGCAATGGTGGTCTTGCCGACGCCTGCAGTGCCTGTCAGGAGCAGGTTAGGGAGTTCCCCCTGGTTGACAAAACCCTGGAACACTTCTTTGGTGCTCGCAGGGAGGATGCAGTCTTCAACAATGTTGGGGCGGTATTTCTCCACCCACAAAAACTCTTTACTCATTCCAAAGGTCTCGTAAACGATTTACTGACAATGCTTTTAGCGTCAAGCATCATCTTCATATATTTTACACCCTCTTTGGGTTTCGTATGATCCCCACAGGTGAAGATGTCACAGACTGCCATTCCCAACTCTGGCCAAGTATGGATGCTAATGTGACTTTCTGCTAACATCGCCACACAAGTGACACCCTGAGGTTCGAACTTGTGTGAGTTGAGTGCTAGTAGAGTTGATTTACATTTGACTGATGCCTGATAAACAACATCCCTTACAAACCTTTCGTCATCTAAGAACGATTTGTTACACTCTTTGAGTGTAAAGAGAATGTGTTTCATCAGGGTTCAAGAGCAATGTAATAGGTAAGGTCAACATTGGTGTTCGTCCATTCAGAGATCAAGTGCTTGGACACCTTGACAGAGTAGTCACCAGGGAGTAGACGGATATTCTCAATCTTAAGATCCAAAGAATAATCCCCAGTGCAGCAACCAGAAATGGATTGCTCGTAAGTATTGCTGGTATCATTCTCTTTATCACGAAGGACGAGTTTGATTTCATTAGAACCTTCTTCAGATTGGAAGGTCAGATCAGGCAGACTATAGACAGCAGATGCTTTCTGCAAGGCAATCAAATCTTCACCAGTCAAGTTGAATTGGAGATCAGCACCAGGGAACTTTACATTCTTTTCTGGCGCAGACTTGAGCGTAATTTCTGGATCTGAAAAGTAATAACGAGCAGACTGACGACCGCCACGGATGTTGACAAAACTTTCGTTGTCAAACTCAAGCTGAGGGTCGCTAAACAGAGAGATCCCAGAAAGGAACTGGCTAAGATCATAAATTGCGAAGTCCACAGGGAATACTTCATCGCCAGTGAACTTTGCGAGTATGTTTTCTGCATTTGAAATGGTCCGTACAGTGCTCCCTTTTCGGAAAACAATGGAGGAATTGATTGTGCTGAAGTTTTTGAGGACATCAAGGGTCTTTTTAGAAAGGATAACTTTGCTCATTGAGGGTACGTTTCACAGGTAGCGTTTTTGTCATTGAAATGAAGAAGGAGAAGACCGTAGTGCAGGATCTTGATAATGTCCCGACGAGCAGTGCCCTTCTTATCATAGCGCGAAGCATACTTCAGGATGTTGCTACGGCAGAATGCCTCAGCGTCTCCACATGCTTCAATTAAATCTAACGTTTGGATAGCGTCATTACCAGCAGAGTAGTGTTGTCCATAAGTTCCAGAAATGTAATCACGTAACTCATTCAAGAGTTTTTCTTCATCATATTTAAATGCCATTCACTTGTCCCAAATAAGGCGAATATTACTATGGTAGCATTCTTGAACGTTGCCGTCAAGATCTTTAACGAATAACTTAAGACCCTCGCCACCTAGGATCTTAACAGTCTTGCCACTGTCAAGCATGGCAAGATGATTTACATACCCGTGGAATTTTTCAGTCCTGAGTTGCGGCATTGCCTTCCTCCTCGGTTTGAACATCAGCATCAATTTTATCATACAATTCGATGAACGACTGCTTAGTCTCATCATCGAAACGATTAACACAAACCTTAATCGCTTTCATACGATCACCCCAGATAGCGAATGCTCGCATGATGTGAACAAGGCGACGGGTGGAAATCACTTCATCAATACCACCATCCTTGAAAGTGCGACGGATAATGTCTGCCCAGTTAGCAAGGTTCTCGCAGAAGTCATGATCAGCAACAGCGAGAGAGGCAGCAACCTTCTTCAGGATCTTGCTTTCAAC